CAAGTTATTAAACAAATTAGTTAACAACTGAACATCAGCATCTTCTTTCATCTTTGCTTTGATTGTCGCATATGCTTTCTTTGCGGCTTCTGGTTTATCTTTAACCATCGCTGTTGCTACTGCATATGGACCACCTTTAGATGGATCACCAACTTTTTTCTTTTCGAATTCTTTGCCAATAGTGTGAGCCATCTTTGTTTGTTGTGGCGACAAATCTGCTTCATCTAATTCATCTTCTTTCAAAGCACCACGTGCCTTGGCAGCCTTAAGCATTGCGACCCTATCTTGATAACCTTTAATACCAGGCTTGATATCTTTAGATGCTTTCTTCTCGCCAGCGTTTGGCTTGTTGATATGCTTCATTGTTGTCTTAGCTTGATGACTAGGACCTTCTTCACCGAATGGTTGTTTGTTATCAAGTCTGTCAGCAGGACGTTTACCTTGACCTAACTTAGTGTCGTGTGGACCAACTTCTTCAGGTCCAACTTTTTCTAAGTCACCAGGATCTTTAACTTGTGCGAGATAAGACGCATTGGCAAATTTATTTTCATTGCCAGCTTTATACTTGACACGTTCTAATTCATCTAATTGAATGAAACTCTTAAAGGTTTTCATCTACGTTTTCCTCTGAACTTGATTGAAACTCTGTTTCGGTTGTTATATCTTCTGCATTATCATTGAAAATTGAACCTGCTAGTTCCATTCTTTTAATATCTAATCTAGACTGAATTTTATCGGCAAGCGCAGATAGAATAGAATCTTTGAATTCAGATGGTTTTGCATCATATGCACTCTGAATAGCAGTTTGAATTTGTTCCATAGTATAACTCCTTAATATTTATACATTATTTATACATTACCACTTTTAAGCATTGTAATATGGCATCAAATAGTCTCTACCACCAATGTTTACTGATATGAATCCTACAGGATTGCTTGGTAATGTTGCGCTTCCAGCAGTCGCTGTTTCTGATACTGCCGATGATGGATTAACTCTAATCCCTCCAGCAATAACAACTGCATCATTCTCACCAACTTTAGAAATGTTGTCATCTTTGAAGACAAGCAATCTATGAATGTTGTCAATGAATGTTGCAGTACCAAAATTGTTTGTGGGTGCAATGCCCAATGGTCCAATAACAAATCTAACAGATGGGTTAGGAACAACAAGTGTAGATTCGATTGATGGGAATGGAACATCATCAATCTGCATATTGAACTGCATAGTTCCAAATGCTTCACTTGACGCAATTGAAACTGGACTGATTGCAGGTCTTACATTTACATTTGGAACTTCAGCAACAGACTCGACAGAGTTTGCATAAATTGTGCTATTGAGTTGTGATGTGCCAAATGATTGTTCATTAACTGTAGAATTAACTGCAATCTTAAACTGAGGTAAATTATCACCAAAACTTACAGTAGACTCTACTGAAGTTGCATATATTGTAGTATTGAGTTGTGTCGTTCCAAATGCGAGTGTACTTTCTACCGCATCTGGATACGCAATGAATATTGTTCTAGGAGATCCAAAAGCAATTGCCGAGTCGATTGCATAGTCATATCTATCGCTAAGTTGAACGATAGTGTTAGACGATTCTGTCTGTAACTCTGTATTCTGTACATTTGCAAGAATACCATCAAGTTGAATCACTTGATTATTGGCCATAATTTAATAATGTGAGTTAATTACAGAGCAAAAATTTTGCTCGAACCGCTAGAGAATGCAACAGAAATATCACCGCCGTTAGGTAGAATTGGCAAACCAGTTGCGCTATCAATGTATGCAATTAGTCTGGACGTAGATTGTATTCCGGTATCTTGAAATATTAATAATGCTTCACAGTTTGCGCCAGTAACAGAACTGAACGTTGCGTCATCTGCATCAAATACGCCATTTGTGATTGTCTTGTTTGACAATGTTGTTGACGAAATTACAGCAGAATTGGACACTTCATTTCTATATTGATGTGACGAACTGTAAGTATAGACACCAGTATCAACAAGTGCTATAGTAACAGTATTGGCTACCATATTAATGGAACCATTTAAAAATGCTTCTTTTGCTTTTGGGTAAAGTGCGTTTGCCATGTAGAAGGCTCCAAGTTTTTACTTATTTATAAAACGACTGGTGTTCCGATTTTTATGAATGCTTTTGTCGCAGAAATAGCGTAGCCAATCTTAAGTGAGAATGTAGCACCGTCAATTGTGGATGTTGTTACAATATCGCCGTTACTACCAAGATACAGAGATTGTTCTGGTGTCCAAGTCCAAGATGGATTTGTTATTGCGCCAAAAGTCACTACTTCATCGTTTGCGTCTAAAATACCAACAACACGATTTGAATGATTAACGTCTAATACTGTTGCTGGAACTGTCTGTGCGCTATCGTTAAGAACCACTAGTTTATGTTCGCTTCCAGTTAGATTTGGAAAAACAATGTTCAATGATTCGGTAGCACCACCGCCACCTCCACCAGTGTTTGCTTGATTGTATGCCGCTTGCGCTAAAGATGCGGCATTATTGGCGGCCGCCCAAGCAGAGTTAGCCGTTGTTCTTGCAAAGGTGTCTAGACTTCCTGTTACACTATTTGCGGCATCATATGCGGCTTGTGCTAATGTTGTTGCAGTATTTGCTTGGGTGTATGATAAGTTTGCTGTCGAGAATGCGCTATTGGCAGTTGACCATGCGTTGTTGGCTCTAGTTCTTGCGAATGTATCTACAGTACCTCCGCCACCACCAGTTTGTTCTACGAAAACAAATTTCTTTGATGCTTCATCATATGACAAAACATATCCATCAGTAATGCTATCTCTATCAACGTCATCTAAGTATCGTAGATTAACTTCACCTGAGCCGGTTGCTTTCCATGCATCAGTAGCCATTGCTTTAGATACTGATGCATTGATTCTATTTTTGTATTGTTGTAAATCTTTTTCTAGAACGTCTTGAAACTTTTTAAATTTCTCTTCTACGGGTTTTACGTCTCCGTCTTTACCATCTTTACCTGCAACCCCTTGAATGCCTTGAGGTCCGATTTCTCCTCTTGGTCCTGCTGGTCCTTGTTGTCCGTCTTTTCCTGATTCGCCTCTTTCGCCTTTGGCTCCAACGTCACCTTTCGGACCTCGCTCACCTTGAAGACCTTGTTCTCCGGCTGGTCCAACGGGACCCATTGCGCCAGTCTCTCCATCTCTTCCGTCCAGACCGTTTTTACCATCGTCACCTTTGTCTCCCTTTAGACCTTGCAGTCCACGTTCGCCTTGAATGCCTTGAGGTCCAACTTCGCCTTTATCGCCTTTGTCACCTTTTAATCCACGTGGTCCAGTTTGTCCTAAGTTACCTTGAGGTCCAACTTCGCCTTTTTCTCCACGCTCTCCTGTGTCACCTTTAAGCCCACGCTCTCCAGATGCACCGACAGGACCAATAGGACCACGTGGTCCTGCTGGTCCTTTAATCTCAACATACTCAACAATCTTGTCTTTTTCTTTTAAATACTGAAACTCTTCTCTAAGTTTCTGTATTTCCCTTTTGGTGAATGCAACAGAAGTTGCAACAAGTAATGCTTCGTTGAGTGTGTCTGAAAAATTATCGTCCTTCTTTGTCAACTTTAGCCTCTTCAACTAATGTGCCAAAAAATGCAGTCATTGATTTTGCCAACTCTCTTTGGTCTGCATCATCAACTAAACGATGTTCGTTCTCTTCCTTCTTAACACTAACAACAAGCTGTTGTGGTGCTGGCGCAGGTGGCGGTGGAGGTGCGATAGGTTCTTCTGGCAAATCTTCTTCGTTTGCTTTATCTTCTTCCATCTCTTCATCCATCTGCTCAATGTCATCTTCAGTTTGACGGAGAACTTTAGTGCGAATGTAGTTGACTGAGAAATACTTACCAACGTATTGGTCAATCTCACCAAGAAGAGCAAGACGCTCTTTCATAATTTCTGTATCTTTTAATTCTGCGAAATGAACATCAGACAAGAAGTCATAACTGATTTCTTCTTTCATTTGTTGCCACTCTTTACGAGTGCATACGCCTTTAAGAAGTAATTGAGTTTCAAGTACCTTATCAAACAAGTGAGAGAATCTTAAACGTAGACGTTGAATGAATTTAGAAAACTTCAATTCATCACGTGTGATTTCTGAAGCACGTCCCAACGAGAATCCATTGTCAGACTCTAAACGTGAAACTGGAACGTTTAATGCTTTGTACATTTTCTTTTGAAAGTACAATACGTCTTCAATCTCGCCAAGATTTTGTCCACCTTCTAGTGTAGTAATCTCTGTACCTTTACCACCTTCTCTACGTGGTAGCCAAAAGTCTTCAAGCATTGTTTGATATCTTCTATCATCACGAATCTCACCAGTGTTAGCATCATAAACAATTTTGTTTTTGTACTTCTGCATGATTTCACGCAAGTACTGTTCTGCTTTCATCTTTGGTAAGTTACCAACGTCAATATAGAAAATTCTACGTTCAGGCGCACGTGAGATACGATAGATAACTGTCGCATCTTCAAGCATACGTAATTGATTGAGTGGTTTAATTGCTTTGTGTAAATGCGAAATGATAATCTTACCATCTTTATCTGTGATACCTGAGTTGGTATAACAAACTGCATCTACTGCAATCTTAACGCCTTGAGAGCCATCACGCATGAATCCTTTGTCGGAATACAAAAAGTATTCGTGATACTCTGGTGCTTGTGCGGCTGCATTAGATGTGCCTAATGGACGTTTATCTATTTTCTTTTGTTCACGCACTTTACGAATCTTGCGTGGATCAACGTAACGAATTTCTTTTAATCCTGCTCTAGGATTCTTTTCATCAATCAACATGTGATAATACAAACGACCATCAACATACCATCTACGGAAAATATCGTAGCCTTGATTGTTGAAGTCGAGTAGCTTCATAACATAGTAGAACTCATCACGAATTTTTTTCTTAATTGATTCTGGTTGTTCTAAATCATCTAATATAATTTGAACTGGATAATCACCCTGTCCAAAGACTAGAGATTCATTGACGATATCTTCTACTGCGGCATCACATTCTGGTTGCATTGCCATCTCACGATATTTTTTAATCAAGTCAGCATCGCTTCTGATTTGACCTTCTAAATCGATGTATGTACCATAAACACCACCACCAGAAATGGCTACAGAACCATCATCATCAGACGGAGGAACAAAAGATTTTAAATCTTGTGCTTCTTTGTCTTCTTTACCAATCGTATATCCAAAAAGTTTTATTGCCATATATGGGTCTCTCTAAAAAGAAATGGGGGCGTAATAGCCCCCATTGTTGACACTATTACGCAATTATTTATATTGCGTAAATTACTTCAATTTAGAAATTTATGCGTCTTGTTCGACACTAGATGTTGCATCGGCCGATGCTTGTGCATCAGTATCAGCCTCAACTGTTTCGCCAACAGTCACATAGTGATATTGGAATGTTACAGTAAATTCCTGAATTGCATCTGTATTGTCGTAAGAAACATCAATAGCAGAAACATCTGTTGGGAAAGCATCGACCAATTGATAAACACGGCTCTTTAGACCATTAGTTTTCATGTGTGCAATCTCAATAACAGTACGGTAATCATCAGCACCTGTTGTTCTGATATCTTCTGCGCCATTAGGATTGTTAATATACTTCAACCAATTATCAAAGAATTTACGAATATTTTGGTCTCCATCGTTAACAATTGTTGCTGTCCACTCTGCATATGTTCTGTCGCCTGGAACTTTAATTCTACGACCTCTGAATGGAACTTCAATCACACCAACTGTGAATGATGGAATAGCACCAGCTTTGCATAGAATTGACCAGTCGGCAGCCGCTTGTGCGTCCAAAGCAATAGATGCTGGTGCCGTCAAACTCATTTGAAATAAGTTTGGCTTCGCACCACCTGCTAATTTATCTCTGAATGTAGAGACATTGAAAAATGATTCTGTCGCCATTTTTTATTTTCCTTATGTTACGTCTGCTATTGTATCGCCAAACACAAAATAGTCATATGACCATGTGACAGTAAATTCTTCAATTGTGTCTGTTGAATCGTAAGACAAGTCAATAGTGCTGATATCGCTTGGCCAGCAATTCTTTAATGAGTACACATAAGTTGCATTCTGTCCAGCATTGTCTAGTTGCTCAATTGTGATTGTGTTAAAATCTTCTTCTGAAGTACCAGAACGTGTTTTGCCTTCACTACTATTATAGTTAGTTGGTGCATAAAGTTTTTGCAAGTCTTCTAACGCTTCTCTGATTTTTTGATTTTGGTCATTCAATACAGTAGTCGTCCAGTCTGCAAATGTTCTATCTCCAGCAATCTTGTAACGGCGCCCTGCCATAAACGGCACTTCGATCAGACCCACAGTTGAGCCTGGAAGTTGTGCCGCTTTACATAGATAGCTGAAGTTTTCTTCTTCTCCACCCAAAGCCGCTGTAGGTAATGTTACTCTAAAAAGATTTGAACGGGCACCCGTTTTGAGTGCCGCTGTCAAATTAGAGAGTGTTGTAATTGCCATATAATTCTCCTTTATCTATTCTGTATTATTTATGCGGCAATTTCAGAGAATGTAGCGTTACCTCTTACAGAAACAAAGTTGAGTTGGATGAAGTTTACAGAGCGAATTGGTTGTACGAAAATATCGCAAACAAATTCGTTAGCATTTACAACATCTTCTGGATTGTTACGCTCATCGCAAACAACTCTGAATGCTGTGATACCACGGCGTGCTTGAACACTACGTAAGTATGGAACGATCAAGTTAACAAAACCTGCTCTTGTTGTAGCATCATTCTGGTCGAACAATACATTGTCGGCAGCCGCACCAATTGTATTTTGCAATTCAATAAACAACTTACGAACGTTAACACGATTCATTGAAGTGTTCTTCAATGTAAATGTCTTGTCGCCAAACAATACTGTACCACGACCAACTTGTGTGAATACTGGATTGATAGCATACTTGTACAATGTGTCTCTTTCAGATTGATTTGGATTGAAAGCAAGTCTGACTAAATTCTGAATACGACCATTTGTGAATCC